CTTGATATCATTCGGTGCTGGGTATGGTACTGGAGGTAATTTCAAAAGAATTTTTGGTAAATCCTCCCTGTTGGCATTTGAAGATGTTATCAATGTTAATGTGACTTATAACATTGTTATCGCATACGAAGTTAATCGTGTGTATGGATGTTATTTAACTACTGGTAAAGACACAGCGGCACTAGGTGCACGTTATCAAATGACTCAAAACAGCAACCCAGCGTAAGCCATAGGCGGTAGCCAAAAATTATCCCATAAGCTTAATAAAATTCAAAAAAAAAGTATTGACCAGGGTCTGGCTTTATTTCTTACAGAGAAAGGACCATCTCTTTCTCATTTCGATGTGGTTGATAGATCGCTTATATCTTCTAAGCCACATTCTTGCACAACGGGCACATTCAAATCGGTCACATTCTTCCGAGACAGGGGTGAACACGTGGACCTTGTCTAAATTAATTAACACGTGATGGTTCATTGTAGTAACTACTTTATTTGCTCCAGCAGATATACCCATTTTGCATTAAAAATACATACTTATGGGTTTAAGCCACAGCTAAGCCATAGCTAAGCCACCCCGCGGAAGGGAAAGTGACGAGGTCGCCCTAGCCGACCGATCCGTCACGGCCGGGAGCCGAGACGTATAGATTGCGCTAGCCTCGCATAGTAAGCCACCCACCTTGGTATTATATCATTAAAAATACTCGGAAATTTCGACGTTAGTTTTTACTTGACGTCACCATTTTCGACTAAGCCACATGCCCTCATTTTACAATGGAAAACGATTCTTTCTTACTTACCCACGGTGTGAGCACACAAAGGAGGAATTGCTTGCATTCCTTTCTGAAAAGGCAGAGGTTTCTTACTACACCGTCTGCCGTGAGCTCCATGAGGACGGCACACCTCATCTCCATGCATGCGTTGAATTCTCTGAAGTACAACGTCACCCAGTTGCATGGCTTGACTTCGATGGCAAACACCCCAATAAGCAGGATCCACGAAAGTGGGTTGCATGTCGTCAGTACTGCAAAAAGGGTGGTGACTTTATCGAAGATGCTGCAGCCGCAAACCCTGTTGGTGCAGCACTTGCGCCTTCACTTGAATGCGCCACCTTTGAAAAGAAAGAAGACTGGTTTGACCATTGTTGCGTCGAGAAACATTCGTTTCAGTATGCCTGTTTCTTCTGGGACAGGCTTCATTCCGGTGTTCCAACTATCAACGATGACTTGCACGTAGGGAAGATGTGCAGAGCGTTGGAAACCTTTAAGTTTGTGCCTGAGTTGCATAAAACTTTGATTTTGCTTGGCAAATCCGGGTGTGGAAAGACAACGTGGGCTAAGGTCAATGCACCTAAGCCGGCATTATTCGTGAGTCATATTGATGATTTAAAGCTATTTAGCTTTGAACACAAGAGTATCATATTCGATGACGTTGACTTCAATCACTTCCCGAGAACTTCTCAAATACACCTTTGCGACTTCGACAATCCTCGTTCTATTCATTGTCGCCATGCTGTTGCTCGTATACCTGCTGGTGTATTCAAGATATTCACTGCCAATGTCGTGCCAGTGAATGTAGGAGACCCTGCTGTGAAGCGAAGAGTTAAAGTGTTTAACGTAATAAACTAGGAAATTTCCTAATCCTATTTATTATCTCTACTGGGTCCTCCTCCTCCCTGTACCCCTATAATATTACGGGGTACAGGTTCCTATCTTAAATTCCCATGAAAAGATCTGGTTTTAAAAATCCCTCTCGTCAGTCAATGAAGAGACAAAAGATGGTAGCTCAACCACGTTCGGGTTGGACTACTGCTAGGAGAGTAGCTACTGGTGCTGCAACTGCTGCTGCACAAACGCATCCTTATGGTCGTGCAGCTCTTACAGTAGCGAATATCGCTGGTGGTGCTTATAATGCCTATAAAAATGCATCCACTCAGACTACTCGAGGTCGCGCCCGTGCTCAGCACGGCGGTCGATTCGTTGGACGATTCAAGAAGCCAAGGAAGCTTCGTAAAAATATGTATCTAGCCAAAGGATTTCAACATACTATTGAAATCAATGGACAGGTAAGTGATCCTGATTGTGTGTACGTTGGTCACTCAACGTACTCTCCACAGTTGATAATCGAAGTAGTAGCTCAAGCTCTACTCCGGAAATTGTTTACTAAGGCTGGTTGGAATTGCACGTCAATTACACAAATTATCCCCGGGTATCTTGCAAACACAAGCGATTGCTGGTTGATTCGCTTATGTAGAAAAAACGTAGATACCGGTGTAATTACCTTTTTCGATTACTTAACTCCTTCTGCTGCAAATGTAAGTATTCAACAGATTTGCGGTAATGTGTCAACTGGAACGGCTCCTTTATTTCCAGCGTTTCTCAATGTGTTGAGTAATTACGCAACTGGTGCTGCCAGTCCTGATGGTGGAAATATGGACGTTCCCTATAAATTGATGTTGTATAGAGAAGAAGAAAACATCACTCAATTTCATCAATTCGAATGTGAATTGAATTTAGCAAATGAAAAAATTCATTTGATGTCTAGTAGTACTCTTAAAGTTCAAAATAGAACTGTATCTGCTGACGGTTCGTCGTCGATTGATTCAGTGTCTAATAACCCGATTCAAGGTTATTTATATCATTTCAAAAATGGAGCCCCTTATACAAAAATTGAAGATGCACAATTGTTGCAAAGAATGATTAGTGTGACTGGTGTTCAAACTGTTCGGGCTGCTGAAATGACGGGTTCTGCAACTGGATTGACAGAACCTCCAAGTGGTAAAATATTTAACAATTGTTCTGGTCAGAGTCGTATTAGACTTGATCCTGGAAATATCAAATATGATAGAATTAATCACAAAGTAAATGGCAAGAATTTACTGCAATTCTTGATATCATTCGGTGCTGGGTATGGTACTGGAGGTAATTTCAAAAGAATTTTTGGTAAATCCTCCCTGTTGGCATTTGAAGATGTTATCAATGTTAATGTGACTTATAACATTGTTATC